CTCTTTGCACAGCGTCAAAAAATATGAGACCTCCACCGGTCATTTCCGCTTCGATGCGGACCGGACCGAGGAGACAGGCCACGCCGATCACTTCTGGGCCAAGGCCCTGGCGACTCAGGCGCAAGGCAAACCGGCAGGGGTGATTGAATATCGGACGACAGGGGTCAAGAGAGCATTTACGCAGATGGAGAGTTATTTTTGAATGCTGTAGGGGCAATTCATGCCGCCGGTCCAGAAGGGCCTCTGGCCCAGAGGGAATTGCCCCTACTTGAGGAATGAATGCCCAAAACATCACGAAAGATTCCGATAATCACCGATGAAATTGCCACAGTCGAAAAGGACATAACCCAATACTACCTGGGCAAGGTCCTGATCAATCCCGATACCGTGCTCTCTTCCGAGGCCAAGGGCCAGGGACTCAAATCCTATGAGGATCTGGAGCGCGACGACCGGGTCTTTTCCGAGATGCAGAAGCGAAAACTGGCGGTCATCGGAAAAGAATGGTCCATCGAGCCTGCGAGCGATGACGCGCAGGATGTAAAGATTGCCGAGTTTGTCGAGCAGAATCTAAAAGAAATCAAATTCGACCGCGCCTGCGAGGAACTTCTGGACGGCATTCTCAAAGGATTCAAGACCGCGGAGATCATGTGGGATTACTCGGAGGGAGATATCTGGATCAAAGAATTCCGGGGCCGGGATCCCCGCCGCTTTACCTTCGGGAGGTCCCCCCCGCAGGGCGGGGTGCCACAATTACGGCTTTTGACCTGGGCCAACATGATCGAGGGCGAGGAGATCCCCGATCGCAAGTTTCAGCTCTTTCGGTTCGGCGAGAAGAATAACAATCCTTTTGGCACAGGTCTCGGCAACAAACTCTACTGGCCGGTCTGGTTCAAAAAGAACGGTGTCAAATTCTGGGCGATCTTTTTGGAAAAATTCGGTCAGCCCACTCCCTGGGGAAAATATCCATCCGGAACGAGCAAAGAACATCAGGATAAACTCCTCGATGCGATTAAATCGATGCAGACCGACGTCGGCATTATCACTCCGGATAACATGACCGTCGAGCTTCTTGAAGCGGCCAGGGCAAGCTCCGTTGACAGTTATGGAAGATGGGGCGATTTCTGGAATACGGCCATCACGCTCGTCATTCTCGGGCAGAGCGCTACGACGGTAGGCACACCCGGAAAGCTCGGGGCCGAGACAGAGCGCTCCGAAGTCCGCCAGGAATACGTCAAGGCCGATGCCGATCGATTAAGCGAATGGCTTAACGAGCAATCGATCAAGTGGCTCGTCGATTACAATTTCCCTGATATCAAAAAATATCCGAAGTTCTGGAAGCGCACCGATCCGGAGCAAGACCTCAAACCCCTTGCCGAGAGAGATCGTATCCTGATCAAAGAAATCGGCGTGCCCACACCGGTCAGTTACATCCGCGACACCTATGGGATCCCGGAGCCGGAGGAGGGGGAGGAGATGATAAGCGTTCCTCAAACGCCCAATCCGTTTGGCCCGACGCCTCCCGGCTTCGCTGAAAGAACGATGAACGATAAACGACGAACGATGAACAAAAGAAAAAGTTCATTGTTTAACGTTCATGGTTCATTGTTTGCGGAGCAAGATTGGGTCTCCTTCTACATGGAATCACTCGCCCCGTCTCTTAAAAATCTCAAGGCCGACGCCCTGGCGAAAATCGAGACCTATCTCCGATCTCAATCTTCTCCTCCGAGCGAGGAACAATTCACCTCTGCCATCCAGGACATTCTCGGCGAAGCCTACAAAAATATAGATAAGGTTGCCGTGGCCGATGCGGTGACGGGGATCTACCAGACATTTAAAGGGATCGAGGTCGCGGTGGGGTTCGGCGGCGCAGACATCCGGGCCATTAATTTTTTAGGCAATCTCGATCATTTCTATCTTTCAAAATTTATCGAGAACCCCGATGCCAAAGCAGCCCTCACGGATTTTCTCAAAACTCGTTATCTCGAAGGCGGCGAGGGATTATTCGGCGCACGAGATCCGAAGACGATCATGGAGATGAAAAATCTTCTCTCCCAGCACCTCACGGATCTCGAAGGCTATCAGATCAACCGGATCGCAGACACCGCTGTGGTAAGGATCAAAAACTGGGCGCACATCTCTCAAATCAATGACGCTGGGATCGTAGAGATTGAGATTATCGAGCCGACTCAGGAATGCCCTTTCTGCGCCGCGATCAATGGAAAAATCATTCAGGTCGATGTGGCGTTTAATAAGATGATAGACCAGGCCAATATGACTCCCGAAGAATATGACGCCGAGATGAAAAATAATCAGCCCTACTGGGACGATTCTCTGAAGAATTTTAATGTGGAAGATTTTGTGGATCAGGGGCTTCTGCCTCCGTATCATCCGCATTGCAGGGGCACGATCATTATGAGAGTGAAATGATAAGAGAGGGACACTTCCCAATTTTTAGCGTTATGAAAAAATCTGATGTAAAAAATTGGGAGGTGTCCCTATGAAAATCACGATCGATGCGAAGCCGGAAATCAAAACGATCCTTAAAAAGCTCACCGAGGTGAAGGGGTCTGGCTCCAGAATGGGAAAATTGAGAATCCTTGAAACGATCGAAGCCTGGGCAAAGAAATTTGTTCCGGTCAGAACGTCGAATCTGCTCCATTCCATATCGGCCTCTTTATCGCCGGATGGGAGCAAGGGGACGTTAACGGCAGGCGCGAAGTATGCACGGTTCGTCCATGAAGGGACCGGTCTTTTCGGGCCGTACAAAATACTGATCAAGCCCAAAACCAAAAAGGCATTATTTTGGGAAGGGGCGCCTCATCCCTATCGGTCGGTCAAGGGTCAGAAGCCGAATCCGTTCTTTCTTCGGGCCATCAATCAGGTCGATTTTCAGAAAGAATACGATGAGGGGATGGCGACTTATTTGAGGTCTCCGACCTCTCCGAGCCAGAGGCTCTTCTGAGCCGGAGGCCAGAGCGGTCTCTGACCCGGAGGGAGAATTGGATGAAACTCAAAAAGGTTGAAGACATCGCGAAGAAGTTAGGCGTGACGGAACGGACCATGCTCGAATGGAGGGCCTACGGAATGCCCTGGGTAAAAATAGGCAAATCCGTCTACATCCTGGAGGATAGCTTCATCCAGTGGGCACGGGACCATGAAATCAATCAAAACGCTCAGGATGCGCCAGAACAAGACTTTTTCGGTCAGCCCATAGGGGAGGCCATACCCCCCAAAAATTGATACGGATGGATGCGGTTTCGATGCTGTTTGGATGCTGTTTCGATACGTTTGGCAAGGCAGGTTCAAAGGTCACTGACCCAAAAGCGGGCTTGCCCGCCGAAGCTTTAGCGTAGGAGGGAGGCAAACATGGATCTGATCGAGATATTTAAGGCTGGCACTCATACCGACTCCTCCGGCAATACCCGGGAGTGGACGGATAAGGATCTTGAGGAGATCGCATCATTATATGATCCGGCCAACCACGAGGCCCCGATCGTCATCGGACACCCCGAACACGACTCCCCGGCCTACGGCTGGGTCGAATCCCTCCAGGTCGAGGGCGGCAAGCTCATGGCAAAGGTCAAAGACGTTGCCGATGAGTTCAAAGACTGGGTCGGGCGGGGCTTATATAAAAAGATAAGCATCGCCCTCTATCCTGATCTCTCGCTCCGTCATGTGGGTTTTTTGGGGGCCATGCCCCCGGCAGTGAAAGGATTAAAACAGGCGATGTTTTCGGAGAAACCTGCCTGGGAAATCGAGACCGATTTTCAGGGACACCTCCCAGTTTTTAACATTATAGAAAAAAGTGAAACGATAAAAAAACGTATCGAAACAGCATCCAAACAGCATCGAAACAGCATCCATCCGTATCAATTTTTGGGGGGTATGGTCTCCCCTATGGCTGGGAAGTGTCCCCAGACCGTTCCGAAAGATTCGGAACGTGAATCCAATAAAGGAGGTATTAAGATGACATTTAGAGATTGGTTCGAAAAGATGAAGGGCCTCTTTGCCGAGGCCGAAAAAGAGTTGTCCCCCACTCCGATCTCTTTGATCGGAGTACCACCGGCAGTCACTCAGTTTTCCGAAGCTGAGGTTAATGCCAAGGTCGAAGAAGCCAAGAGGCTGGCTTTTGCCGAGGTCGAAAAGCTCAAGAAAGAAAAGGCCGAGGCTGAGGCTAAGGTTAAGGAGATCGAGACCAATGCCCGCAAAGCCGAGATCACGGCCTTCTGTGAGGCCCAATGCAGAGAGGGAAAGCTCACACCGGCGCTTCGAAAGATCATCGAGCCGGTCATGGTGATGGTTTCTAACTTGCCAGAGGCAAGTTCCACTGTGCAATTTGCTGAGGGTGGTCCAGCCGTCCCGGCTGTGAAAGCCATCAAAGATTTCCTCACCGAGCTTCCGAAGGTCGTCACATTCAAGGACGTCGCGGGAGGAGACGGCCCGAACAGCGGCGGATCAGCAGCCGAGAAACTTTCGGCCCTGACCAAACAGAAGATGGAAGCGAAGAAGGATCTCTCTTATGGCGCGGCATTCGCCGAAGTCCAGAAAGAGAATCTGGAATTGGCAAGGGAGTTATTGGCAGAAGTCAGACCCAAAACTTAACAGTAAGCAGTAAGCAGTAAGCAGAAAGCAGTAATAGATTTTACTGCCTACTGCCCGCTGCCTTCTGCCGACTGGAACTTCGAAAGGAGAAAAGATCATGGCTATCGAAAGACTTGGAATTTTGATATCTCATCCGGCCTTTGCGGACCTGAGAACTCATCAGTATAAGGTCGTGGTTATGAAGAATGATGGAACGGTCGGACTTCCTTTAACCGCGATCACAGCGATTCCTTATGGGATTCTTCAGAATGCTCCGAATATCGGAGAGGAAGCTGTTGTCGCCCCCATCGGATGCGGTGGCATCTCAAAGGCCGTTGCGAATGCGGGTCTGGCCACTGGAGCGATCGTGGGCCTGGAATGGGTTGACGATGTCGGAGATTCAGGGAAAGTGCAGGCAGTGGCGGGAACTCAATATCCGGTAGGCCAGGTCGTTTTCGCATCGGGTGCGGAAGATGATCTTTGCTCGGTTCTTCTCCAATCAATGAGTGTGGTGTAAGAACCGACCAACAAATTTTAAGAGAAGGAGGAAAAGAAAATGCCACAACCTTTAGCGAAAGCGGGAGTGCCTCCGGTACTCCAGAATGTCAGTGTACAGTACCGCAACCCGGACTATGTTGCGGATAGGGTTTTTCCCATAATCCAAAATTGCCCTCCGGAAGCCAAGATACTGCGATATCTCAAGGGCGCTTGGTTTCGTGATGAGGCACAGATGATGGGGGATGGATCTGAAGCCGGAAGAGGAGGCTATCCGATCGACTTCATCGACGTGATTCCCAAAAAATACGGTTTTGCGAAAGAGGTCACTGAAGGTGATCGCGAGGCTGCTGCGGCCCAGGGTGGCCCTCCGCTGCAACCGGATCAAGATGCAATCGAATTTGCAACGGATAAACTCCTGATGAAAAGAGAGGTCCGTGTCCAGGCTAAAATCAACGCGTCGGTCTGGAGTGGCGTTGCAGCAACCGGCGAAGATGCACAAGGCCTCTGGGCGCCAGCGGGAGCTACAAACACATTCATCGTGGATGTGGAGACGCGCATCGAGACGATCAGATCCGCTACTGGCTTTAGGCCGAATGTCCTCCTCATGGATGCCATAACCTGGAGCAAGGTTAAGCAGGTCGATGCGATCCTTGATCGGATCAAGTATACCGGAGCCGAAGCAGATCCTGCCAGAGTAACGATGAGAATGATTGCTGCCCTTTTCGACTTGGATGAGGTCCTTGTGGCGGGCGCAATTAAAAGCACTGCGAAAGAGACGAAGGCGGGGACGGATTTTACCTCTGCTCCGATCTGGACTGTGAACACGACCAAGGGGATGGGATTTTTATTTTACAGGGCGCGGGCTCCTGGATTGAAAGTCCCTTCGGCTGGATACGTTGCCCGATCCGGTCTTTATCCGGAAGGGATCCGCGTTAGAACCTGGTTTGAGGAAAGTAAAAATCAGGATGTGTATGAGGCCGCCGAGAAGATAGATGTGGTGGCATCGGGCCTCGATCTCGGCTTCCAATGGTCGGATACGAACGCAGATTAACAACAATCGTATGTTGAACATAACGCATGGCGCAGGGCGTTAAAACTCTTTGACGCTCTGCGCTCTGCGAGATTTTAAAAAAAAGGAGGTAACATCCATGAAAAAAATCATGTCGTTTTTGAGTATCTTGCTCGTTTTGTTTCTGGTGAGTAGCGCCTTCGGAGCTTCGATCACCGGCCGGGCGAGCAGGGCAATTCCCCAGGCAGCCCCTGACACCAACGAGACATCAGTGCGGACAGGGCGCTACGGCGATCTCTATACAATGCCTCTCCACGGCAAGAAACACTGGCTTGCCGATGAGGGAAGCTACTTCGTGGCAACCTCTGTGGCGGGCACTCCCATCGCAATGACTGCCAGCATTTCAACCTTTGCTGAGACAGCAGGCGCCGTGGGCGTCACTCTCTTTCTTAAAAACACTGAACCGAGAGGAGG